CAGGACCATCCTCAGTATTAATTAATACATGTAGTCCCTGCAAAGAATAATTTTTAATATTTTTCATATTAACCGGGATAGAGGTGGCTTCCAAAGCCTTTAAAGTTTTTAATGTAGCCATATACAAAGTCTCTTAATAGTATTTACCCTCAATCAAACCAATTTTAATTTAAATTTTTTAATTAAATTAAGTTATTCCTCAGTTACATCTATTTCATAATTAAATGTTTCTATTCTTCCGGTTGAAGTATACAGGAATTTAGGATTAGGGATGTAAGTTTCAACTTTAATAGTTATTGATTTTTGTAATATTCTGTCATCCCAATCGTCAGCTTCTGGATTTTTAATGTCAGTTTCAGATCTTATAAATGCCTTGGTTATATCAGAATACTTAGTTTTAATTTCGTAATCTGGATTAAATAAGATAAATATGGATTCCCTTATTTGATCCATGTCCTCTTTATATTTGGTCCATATATTAATATCATAAGATATATTAATAGCTCTGGGGGACATACTTAATATCCTAACTGCCCTTTGTTTATCCTTGTCCCAATAAGTTTCGTGAATTAAAATAGGTTTATATTTATTACGTTTTTCGTCATTTTCGCTAGATTTTTCTACTATGCTAATTACTGGTAAAGTTATGTTATCGCCGGTTGTGCTTTTAGCTATAGCTCTTTCCTGATTACCATGGAAACATCTTATTTTAATTGGCTGGTTATTACGATCTACGTAATAGATATTACCAAACAAACCGATCAAAGATCTTAATGTTTCTTTGTATACTTTTTGAGTATACATTCCAGTAGAGATATTAGTTTTTTCTAATATCTCATTTAAAACTTTTGTATTGATTGGTATTGTCATATTAATTTTGAGTTACATTAACTGGAAGTTGATCAATGTTACCGTCAATATCTTGTAGTTCAAATGTCGCAGTAACTTCTTTACATACAGCAGGTTTACAAGCAAATGCATCACCTGTGGCTGATTGAACCATCATATCCACGTTAACAACCTCTTGGGTAGCTTGAATTGTTTCTGGCTTAGAATCAAACAAGTACTCTTTTTCTCTGATTTGATCTGAGGTTGGAACTATCTGGCGATGAATGTCATCAGAATCTCTTAGTAACTTGGCTCCACAAACTAAATGGTATACACCATAAGTTTCAAAGCTATCTTCTTGAACTTCAAATACTTCATACTTTAAATTTTGAAACTCTGGTTTGATTATGTCGCCTGCGATCAAAGGTCGTCCCAATCTTCTTTCAACATAATTTTTATTGAAAGTAAATTGTTGATTGTTTTTTAATTCAACACCAAACTGAGTTAGGTCTTCTTCTATTGGTCTAGGCTCGTAGTGTCCGTATACCCTTATAGGGTGTTGTGAAATTGATTTGCTTCGTTGTTCACCATATACGTCATCTATTTCTCTGTTTTGAAAATACTTATAAACTAACAAAGGAGATCCACCTAATCTAATTTGTTCTTCATCAATGATGTTGAATAAATTTTGATCGTTAATTTTATTAAAAAGTTTAAACGGACTTTCGTATTCGTCCGCTGATGGAACACTTATATTAGATTTGTATTTTCCAAAATTAGACATATTAACCTAATGAGAAGAGTGGTCTTTCTTCAATCTCCGACATCAATTCCTCCATAAGCTCCTTCTTTTCCTGTGAAGCCTCTTGCACCAGGACGCCGCCATCCATTTGTGCGCCACCGCCAGGACCAGGAACCGATTTATACTTACCCCTGATTCTACCAAGGATTCCCTTAGAACAAGCTAAAGCGTATCTTTGAATCCAATTTAAATAAGCATGATGTATAGTGGCGGAATCTAAAGCTCTATACTCTAGTATTACAGGCGTTGGAGTTTCTTGTGGTTCTGGATATAATTGAATGTATTTATTATTTACTATATTCCAACCACCTTCATTTGATAATACTTTTCGCATTATTTTTAAATATTGTTGAGTAAGAAAGAAGTCTCCTATTCCTCCACCTTGAAAGAATCTATTAGTATTGAAAAATGCTAATGTCATATCAAATGCTAGAGAGCCTGGAGTATAATTTAAACCAAGTATATCTTTTTTATACCCAACATAAACCAAGTTATTCATTATAAATCTTGGAAGCTCATATAAATTTTGTCCTGCCGAAGCATCAAACACTGCAAATTGATTGGCCCATTGAGGGGCATGGTAATCTAATTTAGATATAGCCTCATCTATACAAGTTTTAATTTGAAATGGAGTTAATTCAACTGATACGATTGGATGCCCTAATTGAGCTAAAATATAATCATTAACAGTTTGTTCAAATAAATTAAATTGACTGGAATCTGTTTCCAAGTTTCTGTTTAATTTATCAGAATTAATATCTCCACTAGGTGTATAAGTGGTTAATTTTAAACCACCATACTTACCATAAGTTGATCCATAACTGGCTACAAAGGGTGTAATTGCTACCATACAATTATATTTAGGGGTTCACATAAAAGAAAAAGGCGGGCTTTTTACAGCCCGCCCCTTAATTTAACTTAATAAGTTAAATTATGATTCTCTAATCGTTAGGTTACCAGCAGCGTTACTGTAGATGTATGGTCTCAAGTAATCTGAACTAGCACCAATTAAACGAATGACACGGTAGAATCTGCTGGAAGGCTGAATAGCAGCCTTAGCATATCGAGTCATGATACCCTTTCTTGGCTGGAACGTGCCAGGATCAGTTACCATTGGCAATGGCATGAGTGGAATATATGGGCAGTATACGAATCCCGCATCCATGGGGCTTCCACCATTGTAGCCGAGGATAATCTCGTCTTCTGGGAATAGAGGATCTACAATTAGATCATATTTACCAGCAAACTTACCCTTATACTCAATCTTGCTACCCATGTTCGTTGGGCCATCCTTCTCTGGGAGACCACCCTCTAGTTTAGCGGCTGACTCCAAGAGTGAAGCAATGAGTGGTGAGGTTATAATGACCGTACCAGGACCTCTCATCGTGGTCTTGTAAATATCCTGACTTGCTACATTTAGGACTGCAAGCAAGTTAGAATACATTTGACCTACGTGCTGTGGTGCAAAAGTGCTTCCACCAAACGCTTTAAGGTCAGCTACAAAAACGTTTCTAGCTACGCCGTTCGTAGTTGGCGTTATAGTGTTACCCCAATCAAAGTTTCCTGGGTTAACACTAGTAACAGAACCGAGAGTGCCTAGATTGGCCCCAGTAACTCCATAATAGTTTTGGAAGTTATTGCTATTAGCCAATGGATCTAATGATTGAGCATTCCAACCACCTAGTGAAGCATTAGTTCCACCTAGTCCGTAAGCAATCATACGAACGTCTTCAATCAACTCACGGTCGATTTCAAGTGAAAGTTCCTTGCTGAGTAGCTCGGTAAGTTCACGCTCTAGATCAAGATTGTGGTAAGCCTTTAGATCCTGGGAAGCCTCAATCGTCCAAAGTGCTCTCATCTTACGAGTTTGAGCAACAACTGGCTGTTGTTCAATGTGGAATTGAACTTCTGGGATACCCGTTCCATCAAGACGTTCACCGGCTGATACAACCCAACCCATGGTCGTGGTTGATGCAGGCCATGAAGCAATTTTACCACCATACGTGGTTGAGGGTGATCCTAGATTACCTCTCAATACCGTTGATAGATCAAATCCTGAAGTAGCAGAAACAATTGCTTGGGTTAGCGTGCTGCTAAGTCCTGAGGTGACATTCGTTCCATCAGCAGTACGATAAGTAAGATTAAACTTGCTATAAACCGTGTTACCTACAGAACCACTCCAACGGCTGTTACCTAGATAGAAAATCTGTGAAACAGGAGCATCCATTGGTTGAGTAGCACCAATGTAGTTGAACACTAGATTGGGGTATACTCTACGAACTAGAGGGAAAGCAAACTTTTGGAAAGTTCCAATGTTACCAACAGTGGTTCCTCCGGTGCTTATTTGCTCTTCATTTATTCTCTGAGTCTCAGCTAAGACCGCCTTAGCTTGATTCTCAAGTAACTGCGCAGTGACCCGAGCGGTATATTCACTTTTGATACCGTCAAGGGCTTTTGACCACTTCTGAACGAGTTCAGGTGATCCTCCAACTTTTGAAGCTTCCATAATATATTTCTCCTTAAATTATGACATCAATTTCATGACCTCATCGGTCAAATAGCGATTACCAGTCGTCTCAGGCTTAACGCTATCCTTGCGTTCTTCTAATTTCTTCCCTTGACGTTGGAAATTTTCCTTAGAAACAACTTCAGCAGTATCGGAAAGCTTCATCGACGAGATGGCTTTTGATTCTGCTAAATTTCTCTTAGCTTGCTTAACGGACTCCTCAAGCATCTGATTGCGGTCAGATACTACTTTGAGTAAGTTCTTAAGCTCGATATTCTCTCGGAGTGACTTGTCTAACTCCCCAGCAAGAACATCAACTTTATTAGTTAAATTGTTTTGCTCAATTGCCATAGCATTCAGGGTGTTAGCCTCATCATCTGGGGTTATCTCAGTTAGGAACAAAGACTTTACTGACTCATATAATTGAGAGTTTCTATAGACTTCATTCTCTAATTCAAGTTCCTTAATAGCTTGTTCTTTAAGACTATCAATCTGGCCTCTTAGATAGGCTTTAACCTTAATCGTTAAATCCTCCGTCTTAGCATTAACCTCTTCCTGGATTTTGGTATGAACTAAGACAGCAATCTTTTCGATTACTTCCTCAGTTAAACCCTCAGGTAGGAGGTTCGCTATTTGTTCCAATGAATTTTTGCTCATATAACTATCTATCCCTTTAATTAAAAATTTAACAAAAATTTATTATTTTTGTTTTTAATTTATTCTATTTAACTTTTCATCAATCTTCTTCTCAAGAAGCTTGAGGAACAATCTTTCACCAACTACATTACGAATAGTTGATTCAATAATCTTCTTATCCTTAGTATACTGCTTAGATTCAGTTAAAGCTGGGTATGCGCCTCGGGTTGAAGGATCAGCTACAATATCGAAGGTAAGAAGTTTAAAGTCCTCATTAACAGTTTTAGCCCCAGTTCTACTTTCACTTAGGGTTCCCATTCCACGGCTAGA